CCATCTTCTTCCAGGATGAGCCCTCGTACTGCCAGAGCGTGTCGTTGTGGAAGCGGATGGGACCGCCCAGCTCTTCGAGATCCTTGATGACCGCCTCGGCGATCTCGGCGTGGTTCGCGCCCGTGATCGGGCCGGCGCGTAGACTGGCGAGCTGCCGGCGCACCGAGGCAGCGCTGAACCTCTTGCCCGAGACCTGGGCGACGTAGTTGACGATATGGTCCTCTTCGATCGGATCGAGAGAGGTGCTGGCGGCGACGCGGTTGAGGACGAGCTTGACCACGCTGGTGAACTGTTCGGTGTTGTCCTTGACGCCGGCTTTCTCGATGTGAGCGTTGAAGTAGTCGAGGATCTGGCCGCAGTCCCAGGTCTCATTGTCCTTCGTGAAGGCGTCGAGACCCCAAGCCACACGCTCCGCGTCGGTCACACCCTCATCCCAACCCTTCGGCAGGACGTGGGCCTTCGGACCCGTCACGTCGCGGATCAGGAACTCGATCAGTTTCGTCGGCCCCTTCTTGGGGTCGATGTTGTCGCCGTAGGTGCGCTCGATGAAGGTCGCCGCGGCGACCTCGATTTCCGTCAGCGCCTCCTTCAGGGTCTTCTCGCCCTTCACGACGTTGCGCGCGAACAGGCCGGCGAGCCCGACGAGGTGGTTGTCGCGGTTGCCGGTCGACACGTAGTCGGTGACGGAGCCGAACGTCGACGTCCCGAGGCTCATCCCGGCTTGGCTGAGAGCGTCCCGCAGGATCTGCTCGATGTTGTGCGGGAGGGAGCGGACGTCGTCGAGGCAATCGACGAGGTCCTTGTTCGCCCAGTAGGGCCGCCCTGTCTTGGGGTGAACGGAGGGCGGTAGCACGATCTGGGAGCCGGCGCCGAGCATCTCGACGAGGGATTGCAGCTTGCCTGCCTCGTCCCGGTACTTGATGCGGATGATCGGCTGGCCGTCGTAGCGGTAGATCCGCACCATCCCCTTCTGACCGACGCGCTCCCACGGCGATGGTGGCAGCACCTTGTTCAGGATGCCGATGATCTTCGGGTCGTCGGTATCGATGTCGATCGCCACGAGACCGGACTGTGGCCCGAGCGGCAGGCCGATGTTGCCGTTGCGATGGAAGACGCGCCAGCTCGTCCGCTCGGCCTCGTTCGGCATTCGGGCCTGGAGCGACTGCCAGTTCAGGACGACGGGCTCTTTACCGGTCGGCTTCCCCTCAGGCCCGCCGTTTGAGGTGTAACGCTTGAGCGGCATGACTGGGAGACCGCGGTCCCAGTATCGATCACAGTTATCGGCGAAAATATTACTCGCCGGCCCAGTGCCTTCGGCTGACATAGACGCGGTACCCCTTAGATTTTGATAAAGAGCTTAAGTACATCCCAAATTATGGACGCACTCAGCATAGCCATCGAGCGCCAAATGAACTGACGGATCTGATGTCGCATGGTACGAAACGTACCTAAGTGAGAGGGCAAATCAAGATAGCGAAAGATTGGCCTCTTTTAATCGTTTCTTGAAGTCTAGGCGCCCGTCTTTGTCCAGTACCTGCTCCATTGTCTGGATGACTACGCGCTGGAACTCGAACATTTGCTTGATGCCCTGCGCCTTTTCTTTCAGAGACAAGAAGCGATCCATCAAGGATCCGAAGTTTTTCAGGAAGTTAAGGCGGTCTCCCACATCGTCGCTGTTGTCGACGTCTTGCTGCAGTCGCTTCATGGAGTTGATGGCGTTCTGGATCTCGCGGATCAGGCTATCCGCCTGCTCGTTGTCGTCCTGCCCCGGCGTGAACACGTCACCCGCGCTGTCCTCGCGCCCCGTGCGCGCCGGCGTGAAGAGGCGCCGGAGGTAGCCTTGCAGGTCGGTCGAGTAGGGGCATTCGTCGGACGTCAGGTAGTTCGGATCGAACTCCATCAGCTGTTCGATCGCCCGCAGCTTGAGGGCCAGGCCTTCTGGCAGGGCCGGATAGGTCCTATCTGTCATGATCGAAGTCCGCTCCGAGGGCTCGCTGACATAGTGGGTCGGTAGTCTTAATCCAAGGCGAGCGGAAGACGGACATTGCAGCAATGTACCTAAGAAGGTCGAATATCTAGTTCGATGATCTTGGGTGCCACCGGCGCTGCGGATGATCTGCTTGGGGGCGTAAATGGCTGATCGTTATGGAGAAATCGGCAGGTACGAAACGGACCGTGCGGGGTCAGCTTCGCTCTGGCGTATCCGGCACCCGGATCACGCCTACTACGTGGCCTTCATCGGGGATGGGGATGGGGACCGCGTCCAGCGTGAGCACCTGCGCCTCGTCTTTCGTCTCGACGGGTCGCCGCCGCCCGAGGCCCTTCAGTTCGGGCGTCGGCGTGACGCGGGGCAGTTCGCCCAGGCCTTCCTGATCCCTGAGATCCCCTGGATCTTCGAGCCCTCTGTGGCCCCCGCTCCGGCCTTGTGGAGCGAAAGCGCGCCGCCCGACCATCTGCTCGAGGCCTTCCAGCGAGAGCTGGCCGAGGAGAGCCTTCGGCCGTGAACCCGCACCTGACGACCTTCATCGCGGGGCTCGACGAGCGCTTTCCCGACGACAGCACGACCATGTCGATGTCGGAGTGGATCGGATCGAACACCAAGCTCCGGCAGCGGCCGTTCAGCTTCAAGGGGTTCGAGTTCCAGCGTCAGATCGTGGACGACATGCATCCCGACCTGACGTGCATGAAGCTCTCGCAGATCGGCCTCACCGAGGTCCAGATGCGGAAGTTCTTCGGCTTCCTGAAGCGCAACGTCGGAACGTCCGGCATCTTCTCGATGCCCACGCTTCCAATGCGCGACCGCCTATCGCAGACCCGGATCAAGACCCTGATCGATGGCGAGTCCATCTTCAACGGGCCGATGGTCGCCAAGCCCGTGCGTCACAAGGGGCTTTATCAGGTCGACGAGAGCTTCGGGTACATCACCGGCACCACCGAGGGCGAGGCGACCTCAATCTCGGCCGACATCCTCATGGAGGACGAGGTCGATCTGGCCGACCAGTCCATGCGCTCGCTCTTCCAGTCGCGCCTCCAGGGCTCGCTCTGGAAGATCACGCAGCGCTTCTCGACGCCCACCTACCTCGGCTACGGGATCGACGCCGCCTACCAGGCGTCCGACAAGCACGAGTGGTTCATCCGCTGTGCCTGCGGGCACCATCAGGTGCCGATCTTCCATCCTCGGTTCCTCTGCCTGCCGGGGCTGCGAGGAGACCATGAGGATCTCTCGAAGCTCTCTCAGGAGCAGGTCGATGCCATCGACATGGACGGCACCTACGTCCGCTGCGAGAAGTGCTCCCGGCCGCTCGATCTCGGCGCGCCCGGGCGCGAGTGGATCCCGGAGTTCCCTTCGCGGCGAGCCCGGGGCTATCGCGTCCGGCCCTTCTCGATCACCACGATCACGATCCCCTACATCTTCCGCATGCTGCTGGAGTACCAGCGCAAGGACAATCTGAAGGGCTGGCACAACACCGTCATCGGCGAGGCCTTCAACGACAGCAACGCCCGGATCAGCGAGGAAGACCTCATCGCCATCATGACGCCTCGGCAGGTCGAGGCCGGCGAGCTGGGATCGGGCGACCTCTTCCTGGGCTGCGACGTCGGGCAGACCTGTCACGTCGTCATCGGGAAGCCGAACGCTCTCCTCGAGTTCCACCAGGTTCCACAGCACGACATCGTCGAGTTCGTGAAGGGCCGCGTGGAGACGCTGGGCATCATCCAGGGGGGCATCGACATGTACCCCTATACCCCGACCGCCGAGGCGATCCGCGACGTCACGAACGGCGTGATCATGCCTATGGCCTACTCGACGTCCAAGGTCGCGCCGGCGGTGAAGGAGCAGGTCGACGAGTTCGAGGTGATCACCCACTACACCATCAACCGGACGCAGGCTCTCGATCTGGTCGCGAAGCAGTGCCGGCTCCGCACCTGGCAGCTGGCCGGATACGGTCCTTTCGCCTCGCTCGTGAAGACCCACTTCCGTGACATGATCCGCATCGAGGCTCCCGACGAGCCTCCGGTCTGGAACAAGATCAATGGAGATGATCACTTTCTGCATGCCGCTGCTTTGCAGCAGACGGCAGTTCGTCTGCGTGCGGGCATCGAGTTTTCGACCGATCAAAGATCTTCTGTTTTCTTAGGAGGCGGCTCACGGTTGTTCCAGCCTGTCGGTCGACCCATATTTCGTGGCGCTGATCATGCCGGGGTTCTACGCTAGTGGCCGACAATCTTGCATCGAAGCTGCTGGCGATCGTACCCTTCAAGAAGAAGGCGCGTGCCGGCGGTACTGCGAACACGCCGACCTACAATCCGCAGAACGCGGATCAGGTCCTGACGCTGCCGCAGTACCGTGACCACCAGGACGATCTCTTTCAGGACCGTCTGGCGGACAACAGCCAGAGCCTCATCAAGAAGATGATGCAGAACGACCCGGACATGTCCGGGACCGTGAACGGCTACCTGACGCTCGCCGACACCCAGATGATCGTCTACGCCGAGGATCTGGACGGCAATGTCGACGAGGAGAAGAGCCGCGAGCTGCAGCAGCTCGTGACGAAGCTCTCTCACCAGACGGACTATACCCTCGGCTTTCAGCTTCGGCAGGGCATCTACCGTCAGGCTGAAGAGCTTCGCTACATGCTCCTGATGCGGGGCGCGATCGGGGGCGAGCTGGTCTTCGATAAGGCCGGGACACCCGACCATATTCGCAATGTCGACATGGCCGGCATCCGCTGGGTCGAGAAGAAGCCCGGCGACTACAAGCCGGGCCAGGTCGTGCCCGGCGTCTCGGATCCTGTCCCGATCGACACGCCCGCCTTCATGGTGGCGTTCTATCGGCGCGATCCCACCGCGATCTACACCGTCTCCCCGTTCGTCTCGGCGATCAACACCATCGCCGCGCGACAGCAGGTCATCAACGACCTCTACCGCATCATGCGCGCGACCGGGTATCCGCGCATCGAGATCAAGGTGCTCGAGGAGATCCTGACCAAGAACATGCCGGCGACCTATCGCCAGCCTGGCAGGGAGCAGGAGAAGCAGGACTGGCTGAATGCGCGCTACGGCGAGATCCAGTCCGCCTTCGACAACATCGCGGTAGACCAGAGCCTCGTCCACTCGGATGCCGTCGAGCTGAAGATGCTCAATGACAAGGCGCCGGGGACGGCGCTCAACATCACGCCGATCATCGAGGTGCTGAACGCCCAGAACCAGGCCGCACTCAAGACCATGAGCACGATCCTAGGTCGAGGCAGCTCGGGCGTGAACACGGGCTCCGTCGAGGCGCGCCTGGCCGCTCTCTACGCCGACCAGCTGAACGAGCCCCTGGCCGACTTCTACGGTCGGATGTTCTCCTTCGTCCTGCACCAGGACGGCTACCAGGGCTTCGCTCGCGTCGAGTTCGATCCTGCCGAGCTGCGCCCATGGACCGAACTCGAGCCGCAGCTCACGCTTCGCTCGCAGCGCCTGCGCCAGGACCTCTCGGACGGCCTCATCACGGACGTCGAGTACCATCTCTGGGTCTACAAGCGACTGCCGCCGCCGGGCGCTCCGCAGCTCTCAGGGACCGGTTTCTTGTCGGCCATCGAGAGCGCGCCGGCCGGCGATACCTCGGGCACGACCAAGGCGAAGCCCGAGGACGTCAGCCCGAAGACGGACAGTGTCGGTCGTGCCTCGAGTCCGCCGCGCACGCGCGCCACGGCCGCCAACCGCCGGCAGACGCGACGCCTGGCGATGGCAAGTCTCACCGGGCAAGCCTACAAGATGATCGAGGAGCAACGTACTGACCCCTAATTGTTAGGGGCACGTACGTTGCTGTCGTGTTGAAGCATAAGGCGGTTATTCCTATCTCGCTGCAAGCTCAACACGGACCCCTTGTTGTGAAGCAGCTCACCCTCAACGACGAACTGAAGGCCCGCGTCAAGTCCGCGGCGCCGGACGTCGACCCGGAGAAGGTGGCGATTTTCGAGGCCGCGGCGCTTTCCACGGCGCCCGTCCGCAAGAAGCACCCGGTCTACATGGGTGCGGTCCACACGACGAATTTCCTCGCCCAGATGCTGGGCGAGCTGACCAAGGAGAGCCGGCCGCTGCAGATCATGCACGGCAGCTCGGACGGAGATCAGCTCCCTATCGGGCGGGTCTTCGCCGGCAACATCTCCGAGGGAACGGGGATCGACGGCGCGACCGAGTTGCTGACCCTGTTCTGGATCGACAACACCCACTCGGATCTGATCGCGAAGGTCAATTCGGGCACCATCGACCAGGTGAGCGTCGCGATCCTGGGCAAGTCGGCGAAGTCCAACAAGACCGGCTTCGACTTCATGGGGCCGAAGGCTGACATTGAGAACATCTGGGGCGGTGTCGACGACAAGGGCAACCGCATGGGCCACGACGGGGCGCATGTGATTGTCGACGAACTGGACAGCTGGTTTGAGATGAGTCTGGTCGGCCAGGGCGGCGCGCAGGGTGCCCGCATCAAGGGCAACCGGCTTCAGCTCTCGGCCTCAGGGCAGGAGGTCCCCCAGCTGACCCTCGAGCTTTCCACCGGGTCGGCGGCGCCGACGCCGATCAAGACCGACCCGCAGAAGGACCTATTCGACATGGACGCCAAGGATTTCGCCGGCATCATCGCCGAGAACGCGACCAAGCTGGCCAACGCCGAGGCCGCGGCGAAGACCGAGAAGGAGCGCGCCGACGCGCTGCAGACGCAGCTCACCGCGGCGCAGTCGGAGCTGACCGAGCTGAAGGGCTCGGACCAGGCCGCGAAGCTCACCGCCGCCGAGGCCAAGGCGACCGACCTCCAGACCAAGCTCGACGCCGCGCTCGCCCTCCCCGGCAAGCTCGTCGCCCCGCTCTTCACCATGCTCGGCCAGACGAGCGCGACGCTCGATGCCGACCCGGACAAGGCCGTGACGCAGGTTCGCGAGGCGCTCGACGGCGTCAAGGCGATCGGCGCCCGGCTGTCCGGCGGCCTCGCTCAGCTCGGCTCGGCGCCCGCCCGCTCCAACAGCAACGCCGGCTTCAAGCGGCGCGCCTCGTAAGCGCCGGCTCCCGCCGCCCCGCAACACGATCTGACAGGAGCCAACGGCCATGTCCGCCCCCTTCCACAAGACCGTTCACGTCCACTCGATCAAGAACGAGCCCTTCAACCGCACGATGGTCTTCACGCTGCCCAACGGCATCAGCAAGACCGACGTTCTGGGCCGCCTCGTGGAGCCGGACCCGGCGGTCCCCTGCGGGATGAAGCTCCTGACGGACGGTGCCCAGATCCACGGCAGCGTGGCTCGCATCGACGTCTACGAGGATCGCGGCATGATCACCGCCCAGTTCCGGTTCTCCGAGCTGGTCCCGATCCTCGCCAACGACACCCTCGCTCAGGGCGATCCCGTGGTCGGCGCCGGTAACGGCTTCGTGAAGAAGGGTGTCGCGGGCAACAGCCCCGGCGTCTTCGTCGCCGAGGTTCTGACGATCAAGGGCGTGAAGTACGCGTCCATCGTCAAGCTCTGATCAATACCGACCGGGTCGTTACTCGGTCGGCCCAACGCAACAACTGTGTTCAACCCTAGTGGTACGTTCCGTACCAAGAACAGCCCGAGGAGTACGGGACAATGACCATCCGCCCCCTGCATGAGCTTGCCGCGGCTCGCCAGTCCCCTGAGGGCCTTCTGGCCGGTCTGGCGCTGCGCAACGACGAGGACGGCTCGATCCGGGCCGGCAAGCAGCTGATCTCCAGCGCCCGCTCCTACGGCCTGGAGATGCGCGACTACCTGCGGCTCGCCATCGACCCGACGAAGTCGGAGAACCGCGACAACTACGAGGAGCTGAACGGCTACGAGGCCGCGCTCAAGTTCCTCAACCTGCCGATCGGCGACGACTTCGACAGCGGCGTCACCCTCGACCTCGCCTCGGACACCTTCCAGTACAGCCCCGGCACCCGGGCGCTGTTCCCGGAGGTCGTGGACGACCTCATCCGTTCGACCTCGCGCCAGGTCGACTACGAGACCCTGCCCTCGCTCGTCGGCTCCAGCCGGACCATCAACGGCGTGGAGATGATCTCGACGGTCATCAACGACGAGAACGCCGACGACTTCAAGGTCATCGGGCCGGTCACCGAGTTCGGCCGGTTCCGCATCGGGTCCATCTCGACGAGCGAGAAGCGCGTCAAGATGTACAAGATCGGCGGCGGCTACCGGACCTCCTACGAGTTCCAGCGGCGCTCCCGCCTCGACCTGCTCACGCCCTATGCGGCGCGCATGATGCGTGAGCTGGAGCTGTCGAAGGTCGGCCTCGCCACGGAGCTGCTCGTCAACGGCGACACCGTCAACCCGGCCGCCGTCGTCAAGACCCAGTCGTCCTTCAACGGCACGCCCGGTGTCCCGAACGCGACCGCCGGACGGATCTCCTACCTGCACCTCCTGCAGTGGCTCGTGTCGCGGGCCAAGGCCGGTGTCCCGATCGACACGGTCGTCGGCAACTGGGACAGCTACATCCAGTGGCTGTTCATGTTCGCCCTGCCGACCGCGGGCGCGGCGACCACGACCGACGCCGAGAACCTCGCGGCGACCGGCTTCCGCATCGGTGGTGTGCCGCTGCTCAACGGCCAGATCAACTTCGTGCTCTCCACCACGGCGCCGGCCGGACAGCTCATCGGCATCCGCCGGTCCGAGACCCTGGAGCAGCTGACGGAGGCGGGCTCGCTCATCAACGAGAGCGAGCGCGCGATCCAGGAGCAGTCGATCACCTACGTCAAGTCGGAGGTCTCCGGCTTCCGCCTGGTCTTCGGCGACACCCGCGAGATCTACAACTACAACGCGTAAGTTGTAGGCGCTGTCTCGAGCACCCGCCGCGCAGTTGTGTGCGGCGGGACTATTTCGCGGAGGGTCGCACCTATGAAGATCCTAGTCAGTACCAACGGCCCGTTCCAGCTCATGAACTCGGCCCGCGAGGAGCTGGTCCGTGCTGACGGCATCACCGTGGTCGAGAAGTCCCTGCACTGGTCCGAGTTCATCTCGCTCGGGAAGGTCGAGGTTCACGCTCAGGTCAACGACGAGGCGACGGATGCGGAATGGCTGGAGACGCTCGCTGCCAGCGATGGTGACGAGGAGCTGGCTCTCGCGAGCTTCCTGGATCGCTACCCCGTGGACGCCGAGAGCGCCCGGCGGCCCGAGAGCAAGCCCGTCCCGCCCTCGACCAAGCAGGTCGAGCACAACGCGCCGAAGAAGGGCCGTCAGGCCAGCCCCGCAGCGTCGAAGCAGGAGTGACCTGTGGACGTCCTACCTTCAACCCCCGTGACGCTCTGGGTCGATTTCGAGGCGCCACAGGGGCTGGTGGTCCCGGACGTCGGCTCGGTCAAGTACAGCCTGTATGATGGCGCGGGTGCCCCACTGACCATCGCTCAGGCTCTGGCCCCGGAGGCGGACGCCACCGGGGTCTCTATCCCCATCCTCGCCATTCACCAGACCATCGCGTTGGATCGTAGCTTCGAGCGCCGGCAGGTCGTGGTGACCTTCACGGCCGAAGGCTGTGGCTACCAGAAGCGCCTCGCCTACCGCGTCGTCGAGCTGCCCCTGCACAGCGTCGTGCCGGACGATGTCCGAGCCTACCTCGGCATCAACGAGGACGAGCTGCGCGACGACGAGGTTGATCTTTTCGCGGCCGGCTTGGTCCTCGAGGGCCTCGTAGGGAAGGATCGCCTGGAGGCGGCGCTGACGTCTGGCACGTTGGCCGAGGTGCGCGCCACACGCGCCGTCGTGCTGTCGGCCGCTCAGCTGCTCTTCCCGGGCCTGCGATACCGGATCGCGCAGTCGAAGACGGACGGGACCCTCAAGTTCGAGCGGTTAAAAGAGGCTGGCACCTTCGATGCGCTGGTGGCGGCGACTGCCGACGAGCTGACCGGGATCGCCGTCGAGATGGGCTACGTCGGACCCGATGTGGGAGCCATCCCGGCCCTGCAGCTCGGCATCGTCACGACCGATCCGGTCACCGGCGTCGCGCCCGCCACCAGCATCGGGGGCTGAGCCCGTGCCGAAGCTGCTGTCGCGTCTTCAGGCGCAGAATGAGATCTGGCTCAAGAAGCTCGGCAAGGCGACCCGCTTTCGCGGCGTCATTTTTCCGGTCAACCCGACCGCCCTGCCGACCAGCGTCTTCGTTCTACCGCGGCTCGGTCTGCGCACGCGCCCGCGCGAGCCCGTCAAGGCGCGTGATCTTTTCCAGGACCCAGCGAACCGGATCATGCTCGTCGGTAATTGGGAGCTGCCTCTCGCCCACGACGATGTCGTGTCGCGCTGCTTCGTGCTGTTCCAGATGACCGCAGAGGTCTCCTGGCAGCGGCGGGCTAGCGCCACGATGAACCCTGTCACCGGACTCCCCCAGGCGGCGGGAGCTTTCGTGGAGCTGGGACCGATCTGGGTGTCGATCGAGAATTACACGCATGGCAACGAGGACCCGGGCCTGCGGGTGCCCACCGACCGGCTGCGGCTGATCACGGGCGCCCGCGTGCAGCTTGGCGACGTCGTGAACGGCAAGACCGTGAAGCGGCTGAACCCGGCGCTGGGGGTCTCGATCGCCGAGATCGAGTGATGCCGTGCCTGACTTCACCCTCCTGTTCAGGGTCGGCGGTAGGCGCGCCAACACAGTCGACCAAGACCCCAGCTTCGTAGCCGCGAAGAGCGTAGAGCTGCTGCGTGCTCAGGCGGAGAAGAAAGGCGTCGAGCGGACCGCCGAAGGCATCTTCGCCGCTCGAGATGACATCGTCCGGGACATTGCTCAAGACGCCGATCGCTTCGGTTCGCAGGCCGCCCGCGTCTTCACCAAGATCCGGTCACCGGCGAGCGGCACCATCACGACGGCGCTCGACGGCATCAGCCGGGCATCGGCGGTCTCCTCGACCGATAGCGCCTCCTCACGCCTTAAGGGGAAGACGACCGTCGAGTGGGTAGCTCTCACCAAGCGAACGCTGGAAAACAAGCGCCGCCGGATGGTGTCGAGCCGGCGGCGCCGGGGCGCGGTCTCTGCCGGCCAGCCGGACACCTTCTTCGTGGACACCGGCAACCTGCGCAAGGTCCTCCTCGACTACTTCGGCCCTGCCCTGGCTTCGCTCGTCGACCCGAAGATCATCGTGCGACGAGGTCCTCGGAAGGTCACCGTGTCACTCTCCATCCTTGCCCAGGCGTCCGGCAAGGAGAAGGCCGGCGTGAGCCCTCAATCGCTTCCGGGGGCCTATGGTGACGGGGGCGCTCGAAGCGAGAGCCTGTTCGTCCGATACCTCAAGAAGGTCGGCGCACCGGACCGCGATCCCAAGCATCCCCTGCTCTACAAGCTCGAGAACCCGCATGGCACCCATCGTCCCTTCTTCCAGAACACCCTGATCTTCTGGATCAGCAATCGACTCCCCATAGTCCTGGACAAGTCCCTGCGGAAGGCCTTGAGCCGGCGTGTCAAGAAGGTGACCTAAGATGTTCAAGATCGCTCGCCTATCGACGGTCCGAATGATCATCGACACGGCAGCTCAGTTCGGCTCCGACGTTCAGTACACGGAGTGGGATGGTCATGCCGAAGACTTCAAGCTTCCGAATAAGGATCTCGTCGGTCTTGTTGGCTTCTCTTGTACGGAGAACGACAAGTTCCACGACCTGAACTTCGGGATCGGCATCATGGTCATCGACGACCCCAGCCTTGTCCGAGCGACCAACTACGCGGACCTCTTCTATCAGCGTCTTCAGGCGCAGAAGCGGTTCCCGATGTTCAACGACGATGGATCACGGACCGGTTTCGAGGCCGTGATCTTCGACGGAACCTCCGTCTCGCCGATGACGCGCGTGGACTATCGTCCGACGTTCGACATCCAGGTCAGCGCGCGCGTCACGCGAGCGGGGACGCTACCGGCTCAGACGTGACCTCGGCATTCATCTTGTAGAGCAGATGCACGGTCTCCCGGACGCTCTCTGAGGTACAACCGAGAGCCGTCTCGATCAGAAACACGATCTCCTTCGTGACGCTCCGATGGTTCGCGACGGCGCGTGCCCGAAGAACAGCATCAAGATCGGGTTTGACCATGACAGTCAGAGGACGTTCGACGTTCGATTGGCTCTGCCTGGGCATAGATCTTGATCTTCCCATAGATTTTAGGGGCTCTGCTTTGGAAAAATGGGGCTCAGAGCCAATATTGCAAGCGACAGTTTTCAGACCCTGAGACGGAGATTTCTCCATGGTACCCGGCACCGCCCTCACGGGTCGCTTCCACTTTTCGACCGCCTCGCTGCTCATCGCGCCCATGGCGCAGCAGAAGGCGATGAACCCGCTCACGCACTCGGTCGGCCTGGTCAAGAACGTCCGCGTCGAGGCTACGCCCTCGAAAGTGGACCTGACTCAGGGCATCATGAACGATGTTGTCGCGAGCGTGAACAACGGCATGCCGATCACGGGCTCCGGTGAGGTGTACGAGTACACCTCCCGGAACCTCGCCTACGGCCTGTCGCAGGATCCGACCGGCCTCGTCGACATGGCTCCGCCCCAGGCGATCACCGCTGCGGTGGCCGCTGGTGCCACGTCCTTCACGACCGCCGCCGCGAACACCTTCGCTGTCGGCGACTGGGGCTATATCCAGGAGGCCCTGGACGACCAGATCCACATCTTCAAGGTGTCGGCGATCTCGACCAACACCGTGACCTTCACCGGCTATCCGGTCCCCACCGGTCTGTCCTTTACCACCAACGCCCGGGTCGGCGAGTTCAATAAGATCGACGCCGACCCGGCCAAGGCGAACAACTACTTCGCCGTTCGTGTCGTCGGCATCGCCGTCGATCTCTCGACGCCCGTCGTGCTGCACTTCCCCAAGTGCCGGATCACGAAGGGCTTCGCGATGGGCTTCAGCTCCGACAACTTCTCGAACCTCCCGTTCGAGTGGACGCCGCTGGTCCCCGTCGCGACCGACCCCGGTTACGATGCGGACTTCCGGCAGCGGATGCAGATCTTCAACCGGTAAGAACAAAATCGATCATGTCGAGAAAAGGCCCCGTGAAAACGGGGCCTTTTCTTTTGACCACTCGCACCCACATTGGAGAAAGCCAGCAGATGAGGCCTTGATCGTGTCAGTATCAACTTCCGCGCCACCGCCTCGTCTGAAGATCAAGCTCGACCCAGACAAGGATGAGAGCCGCGAGCTGTTCATGAGCTTCGGGCTTCTGAACGAGATCAGTGCGCTCGTCGGAGGGGTGGAGGGCGTCCCGAACCTCTCGTTCGACCCACAGACGGCGCTCACGGCGCTGGAGATCGTGCTCGCGCCGCGGGATGAGCGGGGCGCTGTACTGTCGGCCTCGGAGGCCGGATCGGACGCGATCTCGGTTCATCACATCCAGCCCGAGGTCGCCGAGCAGATCCTGGACTGGATCGGGGCGCATGCGCTGGATTTTTTCGTCCGCCGGTTCGACAAGAGCGCGACTCTCCTGGCGAGCAACGCGGCGAAGCTACAGGCTGTCGCATCATCTCTGACTTCTTCGGGGAACTCAGCTGGGAAGACAGCCTGATCCTCGCTTTCAGATGTCACCCGAGCGACCTGACCAAACTGTACTGGTCAAAGACACTCGATGATCTTCGTCGTGTGTCCGGTTTGTTCATCCGGTTCGAGATGGTCAAGGCCATGTCCACGACTGAGAGCTTGCTCTTCGTCGTGGGCCGCATGTTCAGCGGCTCCAAGTCCGAGCCCAAGCAGCTGGAGAGCGTGGACGACATGATGGCGTTCGCGCGCATGGTCAATGGCGGGTGAAGACCATCTGAATGTCGACCTCGACGTCGGCTCGAACGAGCTGGAGGCCTCTCTCCGGCGCACCTTCGAGGCGATGACGGCTGGTCTGCGCGCCGCGGAGGCGATGCGGACCACGATGGAGAAGGCCGTCAAGGCCTCGGCCGACTACAAGGACAACCTCGTCGCAGCGCAGAAGGCCGCCGAGAAGGCGGCGCCCGGGTCGGCCGCGGAGACCCGCGCCTTCGGCCGGATCGAGAAGCTCAACGCCGAGCAGGCCAAGTACAACGACAGCCTCGCGAAGGAGGTTCAGCTTCAGCGGGAGCTGAGCGTAGCCCGCGGCGCCGTGGATCGGGTCCGTTCCGAGGGCCGGGTCGCCGATGGCCGCACGGTCGGGCAGGCTCGTGCTGCCGAGAACGCTCTGAAGGATGCCCTCACCGGCATCAATACCACCACCGATCAGCTCACCGCGCGGCTCGCCCTGGCGACAGGCAAGGCGATGGAGCGCCTGCTGACGTCGACCAGCCAGGCCGTCGAGGGTGCCCTGGTCGCGGCCCAGCAGCGGGTCCAGATCCGAGCTGTCCGGCAGGCCGTGCCTGGTTCGGCCGACGCGGCTATCGCTGATGCGCGCATCTCTACGGAGCGCGCCGTCCGGCGGCTGGGCGAAGGCAGCACGCTCGCAGAGCGCGACGCCTTCGCTGATCGGCAGGCCATCGCTCGTGTCCAGGCCCTGCGGGAGCGGGCGACGGCCGAGGCCGAGAACAAGGACCGTGACGCCACCGATCGGCTGCGCGCGCGCCGGGAGCGTGAGACCGCGGAAGCCGAGAACAAAGAGGTGGATCGGATCCGCCGGCTGCAGGCTGTGCGCGAGCGCGCCAACGCCGAGACCGAGAACAAGGATCGTGACCGCCGGCTGACAGGGGAGACCGCTCTTCGGCAGGTCTCGCGCGATACCGCTTTCGTGAACCGCTACGGGGTCGAGCGGGGCGAGTTCCAGCGCATGATCGCGCAGGAGAACCTGTCGATCAATGACCAGAAGGCGTTGCTGCGCACCTGGGCGTCCGAGCGTCGCGCGGCGGTAGGCGCCGCGACACCGAAGACGGACGAGCAGCTTCAGTTCGGCGCCCGGGAGGGCTTCCGGGCGCGTCGAGCTGCCTTCGATCTGGACGGTGGGGCTCAGCAGTTCGCGTTCCAGGCGCAGCTCGCCGCGAACTACGCGACCTTCGGCCTGCTGACGAGCGCGATCACTGGGGCGATGGCAGCGCTCGTCGCCTTCGACGAGAACCTGGTCAAGTTCCAAGCGATCACCGGCGCGGCCAACTCGGAGATGGCTGGCTTCCGCGCCAACCTCCTCGAGGTGGCCGCGACCAGCAAGTTCTCGGTCAACGATCTCACGCAGGTCGCCATCTCCCTCGGCCAGACCGGTCTTGCCGCCAGCGAGGTCACGAAGGCGCTCAAACCCGTCGTGGATCTCGCGGCTGCGTCGGGCTCGACCCTGCAGGAGAGCGTGTCCGCCATCACTGGCGTGCTCGGTGCCTACAACATGGAGGCCGGGCGCGCGGCCGAGGTCGCCGACGTCTTCGTCGCTGCGCTGAACCGCACCAAGCTGACGATGGACCAGCTCCAGCTGGGCATCCAGTACGCCGCGAACATCGCGCGCGACAGCGACGTGAGCTTCACGGAGCTGACCGCCTCGATCGGCGCCATTGCCCAGGCCGGCGTGAAGTCGGGGTCGACGATCGGCACCGGCATGCGCCAGCTCATCACGGAACTAGCCGCACCGTCCGACAAGCTGCGGAGCGTCCTGAAGGAGGTCGGGATCGACCTCGCGGATGTCGACCTACGGACCCAGGGCTTCTCCGGCGTCCTCCAGAACCTGCAGAAGGCCGGTTTCGGCACCGCCGAGGCGCTTCGCTCCATGGATCTGCGCGCCGCGGCGGCCTTCTCGGCTCTCGTCGGGCAGGCCGACAAGCTCAGCACCCTCCAGAAGGAGTTTCTGCTCACCTCCGCAGCGACGGAAGGGGCGGCCAAGGCCAACGAGAGCCTGTCGTCCGCCGGCCAGCGTCTCACGAACATCGTGTTCGGTCTCGTGGACACCGCCTTTGCCCCGCTGGTGAAGGTCCTGACCGCGGCGGCCGGCGGCACCGGCACGATGCTGGAGAAGCTGAACCAGCTCGGCCCGATCCTGCCTGTGATCGCCGCTGGCTTCGGCTCCATCGCCACAGCCATCGCCGCCGTGAAGATCGGCCAGCTCGTGGCCGGCTTTACCTCTATGCTCGGGGCGGGCGGTGCTCTGGCGCTGCTCTCTGGGCCGGTCGGCCTGGCGGCCGGTGCGGTGGCGGGCGCCGGTGGGCTGATCTACTACCTCACCACGCTCCAGTCGGAGGCCGAGAAGGCGCAGGTCGCCCTCGACATCCTGAAGCGGTCCGAGAACGAGCTGACGTCCCGGCAGTCGACGCTCCAGCAGCGCTCGACCGACCTGGACCGCACGATCCAGACCCTGATCGACCGCCGGGAGAAGCTCAACAGCGATCCGCTGATGCGTGAGACGGCGGTGATCGAGGCCCAGAAGGCGTTCGGGGACATCGGTCTTGCCGCCGACCCGGCCCGTACCTCGGTCGACGAGCTGATCAAGAGCCTGCAGGGGTTGCGCGTCGAGCTGAACACGCAGCTCCCCACTCTGCTGTCCGAGCAGATCTCGGTCCTGAGCAAGAAGATCGAGGAGCTGAACCGACTTCAGGCCGCTCGCGCCCGGGGATCGCAGGTCACGGTCGGGACAGCCTCCGGCGACGTGGCTGGGATGGGCGCCCTCATCGACGTCGATCCGCTGGCCGACATCCAGCGGCTCGACCGGAACGGCCCGGGTATCTACTCGACCATGGCTCAGGTCATCCGTGACCCGCGCCTCCTCGGCGAGAACCCGCTCGGCGGCGCGGCCCCCTACCGAACGGCCGCGCTCCGTGAGGTCGATGAGCTGCGGACCCAGGCCACGCGTGCGCTCATCGCCGGATACAAGTCAGGGGCCGACCGTCTGGATGCCCGGGTCAAGGCGGTCGAGGCGGCGCTCGCTCGTTTCAACGAGGTCGTGGCGACGGCGACCGACATCCAGGCTACCGAGCAGCAGCGCCGGACGGCGCAAGCCGCCGAACGCGCGGCCAGCCTGCAGGATACCTCAGAGTTCGCCGCGGTCCGCTCGGCCCGCGACCGCCTCTCGGGCCAGCAGCTCGCTGGCGTCACCGAGGCCAGCCGTCGCGCCGGCTTCGGTGGCCTCCAGGACATGCGCGCCGCCGCCCGCGTCGTCTCGGGAGAGGCGCAGGGCGTCTTGGACCAGATCAAGGTCCTGAAGGACGCCATCGTCGCTCGTGGAGGCAGCGACGAGGAGCGCGAGCAACTCCGCAAGGCGGCCGACGATGCCTATCGCGAGGTCACCACGGGGCTCGAGGCCATCGTCCGTGGGCAGAGCAAGGAGGTGCGGGATCGCTTCTCGGCGAGCGCGCCGGAGCAGAAGGCCGTCCTGAACGCGCGCATCCGCTCGGACGAGGCGCAGCTCGCGCTCATCCAGCGTCAGACTGCAGCGTCCGGCGACCCCACCCGGGTGGCCGGCTTTCGCGCGATGGCCGAGCAGATCCAGCGCGAGATCAATGCGGCCCGCGAGCAGATCTTCCAGATCGAGCAGGGCAACACGCCCGAGGAGATCGTCAACAAGAACCCCGAGCTACGCGCCCGGCGTGACGAGATCCAGCGTGAGGGCAAGGCGAAGCTCGACCAGCTGACGGTCACCTACGGCGAGATCCACAAGCGGCTCCAGGACCAGATCCTCAACTACAAGATCGAGGGCGAGCAGGACCGGAAGAGCCTGATCGAGAACCAGATCAAGGGCTTGGAGAAGGTTCGGGACGACGTTCGCTCGACCCCAGAGCAGATGCGCGCGGCCGTGCAGGAGATCAACCGTCTCCTCGGCGAGGTCGCTGCGATCGGCAAAAGCATCAACGCTCTCCAGGTTCAGAAGGGCGACATCCGCATCCCGGACGTCGTCCCCGGCACGACCTATCGGGGCGGCTCGACCCAGCAGCGGATCGTCGACACCCTCCGGGGGCAGGGCGTCAGCGAGGAGCGCATCCGCTATGCCCTAGCGAATGGGCAGATCGAGACCGGCGGCTATGATCCTCGGGTGATCTCGGGCGAGCGCCGCTCATCGGCCGGCGCCACCGGGCTCTTCCAGTTCCTGCCCTCGACCTGGGAGCGTATGTACGGCACCCGCAATGTGGATGTCGGCTTCGAGGCGCAGATGCGCGCCTTCCAGGAGTTCACTCAGCGCAACGCCGGGACCTTCCGCTCGAACATGGGCAGGGAGGCGACGAACGAGGAGCTCTACCTCATGCATCAGCAGGGCGCCGGCGGCGCCCTGAGCCTGCTGCGCGGCGGCGATCGGTTGGCCACGGACATCCGTGGGCTCGATGCCGTCCGGGGGAACATGGGCAAGGACTTCCGCTCCGACATCACCGCGGAAGAGTTCGTCCAGTACATCCTGCGCAAGTACCGAAACGCCGAGACCACTGTCGGGAACCCCTCCCCCACGAGCCGGGCGACGGAGACTGCCCGCCGGCAGCAGACGGCCGATGACCGGACCGCGGAGGACTTCGAGAACCGCCGGCAGGCCAACGCGCGCGCCGAGGAGAAGGCGAACCGCGAGCGCATGCTGGCGGACCTGCGCAAGCAGGATCGGGCGCTGAGCGAGCAGTACGACACCCAGCTGACCCTGGCGAAGCGGGTCCAGGATCCCGCCCGTGTCATCGACGCGAACCGCGACGCCTTCACGACCCTGGGCCAGCTCTTTCAGAATGCCCGCCAGCGCGACGAGAACCAGCCGGATCGCGGCAGCGACGAGGACCGCGAGACGGCTCGTGCCGCGACGCGCCGACGCTTCGCCGACCTCTACTCCCAGCAGGGCCTGAACCAGGCCGAGACCGCCGGCAAGGCGAGCTTGAAGGAGATCACGGACCGGCTCGAGCAGCTCATCGCTGCTCGCAAGGAGTTCGAGCGCCCCGAGAACATCGCTCGTGCCGGTAACACGGAGCGCATCAACCAGCTCAACGACGAGATCAACACCCTCCAGAAGCGCAAGGAGCTGGAGGGCGAGTACGCCGCCAACCAGGCCAAGATCATCGCGCTTGAGGAGACCCTCAAGCAAATGAAGGCGGTCGGCCTTGACACCGATCGCGACACCCTCGCGATCCGGGAGCGCCTGCGCGACGTCACCGAGCAGCAGAAGCGGCTCGAGCCCACCAACAACCTCGCTCGTCAGCAGGCGCGCACCGAGCGCACGCTCGGCGAGGCGGGCACCGGCGCCGTCGACTCCTTCATGAAGAGCCGTGGGATCGTCGATTTTCAGGGTCGGCTCGTCGACCCTATGGTCGAGGCTCAGAAGCGCATCGAAGAGAGCCTGACGGTCATCGGCAACTCCTTCGACAACCTCTGGACGAACCTGTTCAACGGATCGATGAAGGCCGGCGATGCGCTGAAGAAGTTTGCGACCGACATTCTCGGCGGCCTGATGTCGTCGATCTCGAAGAGCCTGACGAACAGCATCTTCCGCTCGATTTTCGGCGGCGAGGGGTTGAGCGGAGGCAGCGGCGGCAGCATCACGAGCTTCTTCTCGTCGCTCTTCGGAGGCACCCAGGCCGCCGCCCTCGGTGGCGTGATCCGGCGCGCCGGCGGCGGCACGGTGCCGGTCTCCGACGCCGCGCTGGCGAACCGAGACAGCAAGATGGTCTACGCCATGCCCGGCGAGTTCATGCTGCGGAAGTCGGCGGTCGACGCGATCGGCCGCGACAAACTCGAGCAGATGAATGCCCTGGGCAACACCATGGTGAGCCGGGCGCCGCCGATCGACACCTCAAGGCGCCTGGGCGGCGCCTCGGCGAGCGCCAATGTCTACGTCGTTCCCCCCGAGCAGGTCCCGCCGCCGAGCGAGAAGGACATCGTCCACATGGTCGGCAACAACATCCGCAAGGGCGGGGCTCTGAAGGAGCTGGTCAAGAGCGTGGCCACGCGAGGCTGAAATGGCTGTCTCCGACATTTTCGACTTCCCCTACCACACCCCCAACGACGAGTACCCGGGTAGCTCGTCGTTGAAGCTCGGGCGCGGCTACCGCTTCGCGGCGAAGCCCCCTGGACCGGACGAGGTCCTCGTTCACCTGAACTTTCCCAGCATGTTCGTGTGGCAGCTCAATGCCGGCGATGGTCCCAACAAGACCGTCTTCCCACAGCTCAACATCTATGCCCTGGAGACCTTCTACAAGAAGGTGAGGATGTACGAGCCGTTCACCTATCCCCACGCCACGAAGGGGAACGTCATCGTTCGGTTCACGAAGCCACTGATCATGCCGAAGACCATCAAGACGTCGCCGGGAGAGATTGGCGGCATGACCGTCGCCGGCACCTCTTACCGCCTGCACCAAGTCGAACCCTTCGATCTCGAGCTGATGTACTTGGACGCCTGACATGCCCGTTCCCAGCTCCCATGTCGACGAGGGCCTCAAGCTCACAGCGGACGGCGAGGTCGTCTTCTTCGAGATCGCCCTCAAGAACGTGCCGAACGGCGCGACGGCGGTGATCCGCTTTCGCGATGGACCGCAGGGACAGACGACGACCTGGAACGGGAAGGTGTGGGACCACCTGCCCTGCCAGATGTCGGGCTTCACCCGCTCGTCCGAGGAAGAGCGTAATCGACCGACCCTTCAGCTCGTCAACCCGCTGGGCATCTTCAACGACGCTGCCTTCGCCGGCCGCTTCGATAGCGCGATCCTGCAGAAGTTTACGGTCCTGCGCGATCACGTCGAGCGAGGGCTTCCGATCGCCAACAACGAGATCTGGTTCATCGGCCGCGTCATGGACCTCATCTCCGGGCAGTCGATCAGCTTCGAGCTGCGTGCCCTCTCGGATGTCCCTGACCAGCTCATCCCGGCCCGCATGTTCACGCCCGGCGACGGCTTCCCGTTCGTGACCCTGTGAAGCGGTACGTTTCGTACCTACATCCCTGCCATGATCAAGACGGATGGTCTTCTCGGGCTCGAGTTCGAGCACGGCGTCAACGACTGCTACTCGCTGATGCGCCGCTTCTACGCAATGAACTTCGGCATCGACGTGCCTGACCTCGCCCGGCCGGACAGCTGGTGGGACAAGGACGCGCACGGCAAGAGCCTCAATCTCTATCTCGACCACTACGCCTGGGCCGGCTTCGGCCTTGTCCATGGCCGCCCGCAGGACTGGCTCCCCGGCGACGTGATCCTGATGGCCATCCGGTCCGAGGTGGCGAACCATGGCGCCATCCTACTGCCGCGCGGCCAGATCCTCCATCACTTCCTGGGTGCGCTCTCGCAGATCGAGCCGTACAGCCGGCCGCTGTGGCGAGACACGACGGTTGCTGTCCTGCGGCACCCGCAGGTCGACGGCACCAAGTTCCTGCAGGAGACCGAGATCGACGCCATGGAACTGGTCCCTCAGCGGATCCGGGACATGATCGAGGACGCGAGACAGGGGACTCTCGATGTCTGACCTGATCGCGGACCTTCTCGTGCTCTACGAGGACGATCTACTGGCCCCGGAGCGCTGCGGCTTCGTCGTGGACGACAAGATCGTCGAGGTGAAGAACATGTGCCACGAGCCGGCCGATGGTTTCGACATCTCCGGCGAAGATCTTATGAAGTACGAAGATGTTGTGACTGCATCCTGGCACACCCATACCGGGACAGACTGTAATCTCACCCGGGATGATCTTGTCTCATTCTTGAATTACCCCCACCTGCAGCACTATATCGTCGGCTCGGACGGCGTTGCTTGCTACGTCGTAGAGCAAGGGCGAGTGCTTCGTGCTGCGACGTATCCACCTTCACGGCGCGCTGAAGAGCATTCATCCGGGGATCCTTGAGATCCATGCTGCCACCCCCGCCGAAGCCCTGAAGGCGATCTCTCGTCAGATCCCGGGCTTCGGCGGGAACGCGATCACCGGCCCCCTTCGGGTCAAGGTCGCGGGGCTCGAGACCGTCGAGGAGCTGATCTCGCCCGGCGGTCCGCAGGACCTCCACATCTTCCCGCAGCTCAACGGCGGCAAGAACGGTGGCTTCTTTCAGATCATCATCGGGGCTGTGCTCGTGGCGGCGAGCTTCGTGACCGGCCCCGTGCTCGGTCCGATCCTCTTGAAGCTCGGTATCTTGATGGTGCTGGGGGGCATCCTGCAGATGTTCAACACGCCGAAGCGCGACAACAAGGACGCCCCCGAGAAGAAGAACCACTATCTCGGCGCTCCCAAGAACACGGTCGAGATCGGCACGCGTATTCCGATCCTCTGTGGCCAGGACCGTGTGGGTGGCCACTACTTGTCCTTCCAGATCGACGCCGTCGACACCGGAGTCGTCTGATGGCTCTCGGCTTGAAGGGGCGCAAGGGCTCGACCACGACGAGCCGAAAGGCGACGCGGCACGACGACACCCTGTTCGCGACCGACACCGTCGAGCTGTTGCTCGCGATCTCGGAGGGGCCGATCGACGGCTTCGTGGATGGGGCGGCGAGCTTCTACGTCGGCGACGTCCCTCTGCTCGACAAGGGCAGCAACACCCCGAACATCTCGAACTTCGAGCTGCGCATGCTGCGCGGCACGAACCCGGCCGACAGCATCCGGCTCAACCTCGGCGGATTGTCGTCGTCGAAGAACGTCGGCTTGGAGCTGCGCACCGCTGGGCAGGCGATCGTCACGCAGGGCGACAAGACCCAGATCGACTACATCGACATTCGCATCGTCGTGCAGCAGCTGCTGTCGCTCTCGGCGGAAGGCGGCGAGTTCCCGACCGGTGTCGAGTTCAAGATCGAGATCAAGCCGCGCTCGGCCTCGACCTGGCAGATCCCCTTCGACAACCAGCCCCCTCCCCCCGTCGAGAACACGTCGGGTGCCTCGAACTATCGTCCGGGTGCGTCGACCCCGGGCACGGTGATCAACGACAGCTACCGGGAGACCTACGTCTCGCCTGGTACCGCCACGCAGCCCGTGCCCAAGGCAACCGGTGCGATGTGGTTCCTGTCGGACCTCACGCCCTGGAGCCCGCGCATCTGGAACGGCACGTCCTGGCAGGTCCCGAACGGTTTGGCCTCCGGGAGCCGCAGCGGGTACGCGATCTGGACCTGGACCGACTACGACGGCGCTTCGCGGACCGCTTGGTATAGCCCCAGCGGCACCGCGCCGCCGCCGGGAACCTTAGGCGTGGGCGACTTCCTGCTCACGCCGCAGTCCGGCGAGCAGGTCTACGCCTTCAACGACACGTCGTGGGTCTCGACCAAGCAGTTCGACACGCCGGCCATCGCGGCCCCGGGCGTGATCCAGATCGCCGGTCTGACTCGGTCGCCCTACCCCAAAGACTATCGGATCCCGGTCGCGCGGATCAACGAGCCCTATGACGTCCGCCTGACCCGCATCAGCCCGGTCTCGGACAAGACCGTCGTCCGCAACATCACCTTCGAGAGCATCCAGGAGGTGAAGCGAGACGTCGTGTCGTTCCCGGATCTCGCCCTTGCCTGGTTGACGATCAAGGCCACCGACACCTTCACGCAGGTCCCCGACTTCACCGGCGTCTATCGGGGTATCCGTGTCCCGGTGCCGTCGAACCACGTCTTCAACGAGACGACGAACCTCTCGGAGTTCCCGGGGATCTGGGACGGCACATTCAAGATCGCCTACACCAACAACCCCTCCTGGCACGCCTACAACTTCATCAAGAACTCTCGGTACGGGAAGAACGCCTACTACCCCGAGGTCCCCGATCAGTGGGACTTCTATGAGTTCGGCAAGCACTGCTCGGCCCACGGCTTTCGGTTCAACGAGTATATCCAGGACCCTCGTTCCACCAACGAGCTGATCAACTACATCGTCGGCATCGCCGGCGGTCGATACGTCGACCGCGGCGACGGATACTCGACTGTGATCTGGGACGCGGATGACCAGGTCGCGCAGGCGATCTTCGCGCCCGAGAACACAGTCGAGGGGTCGTTCTCCTACTCCTTCACCGACGCGGCCGAGCGGAAGAACGATTTCAAGGTCTCGTTCAAAAACCCGGGCCTGAACTACCGAGAGGATCGTGTCCGGGTCTACGACCAGAACACGATCGATGTGAACGGCCGCAACGCCGAGGAGTTCGTCGCGGTCGGCTGTCGCGATCCCGAGGAGGCCGTGAAGCGCGGCCGGCTGCGGCTCGCCACGTCGCTGACCGAAAAGATCATCGTCTCCTTCAAGACGAACCGGATGGGCCGCTACCTGCTGCCCTTCCAAGTCATCCTCATCGCCGACGATCAGTCGACCAACGTCATCTCCGGCCGGGTCAAGAACTCGGCGGCGCTGCCAACCGGGACCTCGGTCCTGCCGCTGCGCGACCAGATCTATCTCGAGGCGGGGGTTTCCTACTCGATCCAGTTCACCCTCTCGAACGGGAATGGGGGTCTGAAGGTCGTCACATACCCGCTCACGGTGGCGACCCCTGGCCTGCAGAGCCAGCTGCAGCTCTCGCAGGCCCTCTCGGAGCCGCTGCCCGAGTACGCCGTCTTCTCGATCGGTGCCCCCAAGCCGTTCCGCATCGTCTCCATCACGCAGGACAAGGACGAGCCCGACCAGATCGAGATCACGGCGATCGAGGTCAATCGCCTGAAGTGGGCCTTCGTGGACGGAACGGTGGAGCTGCGCGATCTCGTAGCGCTCCAGACCGGCCCCCTCTCCCGCTATGTCTACCCGGTCACCGGCGCCCAGATCGTGCCGGAGATCACTGCGGACGGACGCTACAACCTGCTCGCCACCTGGAACCCGACCGAGACCAAGCTCAACCGCGGTTACCGGGTCTACCAGTCCTTCAATCAGGGGCCGATGAGCCTCGTCGCCGAGCCCAGCGACACGCTCTACCGGATCGAGTCTCCGGCCGCCGGCACCTACATCTTGTCCATCGTCGCAGTCGGCCTCGATAACGTGACCGAGAGCCCGCCGGTCACGGTGAGCTACGTCGTCGCCAGCACGACTTCGATCCGATCGGTCGCGCCGCCGAAGAACCTTCGGCTCGTGAACGAGCCGGCTGCACCGCTCTTCTACGCCATCAACCCCCAGTTCACCTGGGAGGCAGCGGAAGACCCGCTCGTCATCAAGTACATCGTCGAGGTGCTGAACGGCGCCGGCGCCGTGCTCTACACCGAGCGCGTCGAGGGGCAGCTCGTCTTCTCCTACACCCTCGCCCAGAACAAGGCCTCGAACGGCGGCGTCGCCCTGCGCGCGTTCACGGTTCGCGTTCGCTCGATCGACATGACGGGCTCGTTCTCCGAGCCGGTCACCCTCGCGGTCAATAAGCCGGCTCCCCCTGCCGTCGTGCCCGACCTCCAGCCGGCTGGGCTCAGTGTCGTGGTCTCCTACGAGCGCCCTGCCCTGACCACCGACATCGCAGGCGCCCTGGTCTGGATGGAGCAGGCCTCCGGCTACGACCCGCTCCAGAAGGTGCCTGCCTATGACGGCGAGCTGAACCCGGTCTTCATCAAGGGCGAGAAGGGCAAGACCTACTACGTCCGGGTGGCCCTTTACGACAGCTACGGCAAGTCAGGGCTCAATATCTCGGCCGAGAAGTCGATCAGCATTGGCACGGACCTGATCGATACCGTCGCGCCCATCATTCCAGACGCACCGAGCCTCAGCACCACGCTCGACAAGAGCGTGGATGGCAAAGTCTCGGCCTCGGTCACGGCGACCTGGGCAGCAAGCCCCTCGACGAACTTCGGACGTTTCGAGGTCCGCTTCCGAGAGACGGCAACCGGCAACTGGGGGCCTGCCGAGAACGTGGGCGCCGGCCTGGCGATCACGAAGCGCAACCTTCTGCCGGGTACGGTCTACCAGGCTCAGCTGCGTGCCGTGAACCAGGACGGCTTCGCTGCCTCCGGGTGGTCGGCAACCGCGGAGATCACCTCGGCCGCCAACACGGCCCCGCCCGGAGCAATCACGGGGCTCGTGGCGGTCGGGGGCTTCGAGCGTGCCTACCTGTCCTGGAGCAATCCCACGGACAACGACCTGAGCTATCTCGAGGTCTACGCCGGCACCTCGAACGTGTTCGCCAACGCGACGCGGATCGCGACGCTCAGCCCGCGCGACACGACCTATCAGGATCCGCTGTCGACGACCGGGACCAAGTTCTACTGGGTCCGTCCGTTCAACAGCTCGAAGGTCGGCTCGACCTCTATCACGGGACCCGTCAGCGCCACCTCGGTGGCCTTGGTCGGCGCTCAGATCGGCGCCGGGATCATCGATCAGACGAAGGTCGCATCGAGCCTGGCGCTCGTCGAGACGGTGTCTGTGCTCCCCACGACAGGCAACTTCGTCGGTCGGCAGGCCTACCTGACCGCGGACAGCAAGCTCTACCGCTTCAGCACCTTAGGTTGGACGAGAGAGGTCGACGGCGCCGACCTCAGGGCAAACTCAATCCTCGCGGGAGCTATCGCCGCCGGAGCCGTCAAGGCCGCTCAGCTCGATGCGGGCGCAGTCACCGCTTCCAAGCTCGCCATCCAGTCGGCCAACCAGTTCTTCAACGGTGACCTCGCGCAGGGCATGCGCGGCTTCGCCGTGGCCTACAAGACAATCACGATCCCGACCGGGGTCCAGGTTGGCCCGTCCGTCTGGGGGCCTGATGGTCTCCCGAAGCAGCTGCAGCTCTATGCGACTGGCACACCGTCCTCCGGTCAGGTGATGGATGCGGACTGCTATCGCATCGACGGGAACGGCAACAACACCTTCTACAGCGTTACGGGAGGCCAGACCTACGAGTTCTCGGCCGCCGTCTCCGCGCATCGGTCCTCTGCGCTCTGCTACATCTCTTGGCTTGACGCCAGCCAGAACTTCATCTCGCAGCCCGCCAGCGCGACGGTCTACAATAATCAGTCGACGGGCGGCCCTATCTCGACGTTCCAGCGCGTCGGCCTGATCGCTGTTGCGCCCTCCAACGCTGTCTACGCGAAGCCGAGCTTCCGCCTGATCGCGGACGGAACAGTCAATCCCATCGTCTTCGTCTCGGCGATCATGTGGGCGGGGGCTCGTACCGGCCAAACCGAGCTGAGCCCCTACGTCGACCCCACCGTCACAGCGATCGACGGCGCCAACCTCTTCACCGGCTCGCTCAACGCCAACCGCATCATCGCGGGCAGCATGACGACCGACCGCTTCACGGCGGGGACCATCGATGCTGCGATTATTGTCGCTGGCTCGATCAAGGTCGGCATGCTCGACGCGAGCGTGCTGACCGCGGCCAACATCACGGTTTCGGGCGCGACGCGGCTTTCCTCCTGGCTTGGTGGCACGGACACGACCAAGATCAACGGTGGCGCTATCGAGGCGAACTCGATCCGGACCAACAGTATCCAGATTGGCGCTCGGGGTATTAGCGTCGTCGGCATCGAGTTCCAGATGGGACGAGATGGCAACGGGAACCTGACCAACACTATCCAGTGGACCGCTGGGTACGTTCTCTACATAAACGATAGTGGTGTGGTCGCCAGCGCGCAGATTAGCGCTGGTAGTGTGCCTACGGGCGGCGGGTTCTACTACATTTTCTGGCAGAAGGGTGCAGGCGTCTTCATTGCCGCCGACACTAACAGCTACCCGAGCTACCTGTCCAACCCCGACCTCGTCCTCATGGCCAGCACCGGGAGTGCGACGGGTCTTGCCGTCTTCTACGGCGGCACGGTGATCGATGGTACCAAGATCACGACTTTGTCGATCACGGCTGCGCAGATTGCCGCGAACCAGATCCAGACGCAGCACATGCAGGCGAACTCGATCCAGGGCGACCGGATCGCAGCCGGCTCCCTGGTTGCCGAGAAGATCGCATCGGGCACCATCACGGCTGCGATCGTCTACATTGGCAACGACCGGATGTACCTTCAGAACTCCAACGGTCCTCGCCTGATGGTCTACGACACCAACGGTGTGAACCGGGTGGCGATGGGCGAGTTGAGCGGCAACGGAAGCAACGTCTACGGCGCAATTTTCCGCAATGCGCAGAACCAGATCGTGATGGACACGACGGGCCTCGGGGGTGCGGGCATCGGCGTTCCCGGCACGGGTCTGCTGGCCTCGGGCGGCAGCGCCAATGTCCTCGACAACGCCACGTTCGACCTCGGCACGGCCGGCTGGCTGAACTACTCGAACACGACCATCGCAGGTTATGGCATCGACCTGAGTGCGTCCTACGCGCTCTCGAACGGGCACACCTACTGGCTCGGGGGCGCCAACGGCGACAACGGCGCCGTCTACATCGTTTATGCCAACCGGGCCGATGGTCGGATTTACTACCCGGCCACGCCGAACCAACGTTGGGAAGCTTCTGCCTGGCTGAACCCTCATCGCTGCAGCGCTCGCGTCGTCATCGCGTTCATGGACGGTAACGGAAACGCTCTCACGACGGTGGCGTCGAGCAACGTCGTCAACAATGACAGTAACGGCAGCGACCTGACAGGCTACAAGCGTGTGGGCTGCTTCGCTCTGGCGCCCGGCGGCACGGTGTTCGTTCGCATCCAGATAGAGGCCTACGCCAATGGACAGGGAAGTCCCTATCTTTTCTTCACCCAGCCCCACCTCGGCGTCGCGCTGCCGAACCAGGCCGAGCTGAGCCCCTGGTCGCCGGGCGGCGGCCAGATGGCGAAGCTCAACTCTGGCAACATCGGCGTCTATATGGCGGCCGCGACCATTGGCGACGCGCAGGTCGGCACGCTCTCGGCGAACAAGATCTCGGTCAATCAGCTCTCGGCCTTCACCGTCGACCTCGGTGAGGTCACGGCGGGTCGGGCGCGCTCGGGTGATAGCAAGTTCGTGATCGACTTCAACGCCCGCTACCTCGCCATCTGGGACTGACGCCATGACGATGCGTCTTCTCTGCGGGCGGCACCCGGCGACGGGTGAGACCGGCTTCTGGATTGCGAAGCCAGGCTACGACTGCGTCAACGACGATCGCACCGATCGCACCAAGTTCCTGTTCTCCTCCAGCTTCGCGGGCCGCCGGCCGTTCCGCACGCTCGCCAGCGGGCAGACCGCGTCGAACACGCCGATCTACCTGCCGGGGTCCCTCGCCAGCCTCGGAGGCACGCCGGCCCTCGTCTATCGACCGATGAACAACGCGACGCAGGAGCGGCAGAACAACCTCTACGGGACGCAAAACGACGGCGCCGGCAACGCCTTCGCCTACACCGAGTTCTTCAACCGCTTCGTCGACGGCAACCCGGCTCAGTTCCTGATCCTGAACAGCCAGACGCCCTCCTCGACGGGCTTCCTGCTCCGCTACATGGTCCTGCTTCTCTGATGGCCAAGCGCGTCATCATACGGCCCGGCTTCATCCGGGTCTCGCGGCCGGGCTATGATGTCGACACAGCCTCGGAACGAGACCTCCTGCTGTCGCTCGGAGCACGCAACAACCAGATCATCCAGCGTGGTCAGGCGACGATGACTCTGGTCAATCAGGCCGGCGCCATCAACACCTACCAGAGTAATGTCTGGTTCCCTACGCAGGCAACAGCCCCGGATTTCTGGTTCGGGATCACGACCAGCGTGGTGACAAACGATGGAACAACATACACCGTCGTCTCCTATACTGACCATCTATTCGTAGAGGTCAAGGTCGTGAGTGCCACACTGACCACAGTACCATACCTGATCTTTCGCAAGAGGCTGTCCGGCTGATGTTCCTCGACATGAACGGCCCCGACTTCTTCCGCGTCCAGAAGGGGGCCAACACGGGCCGCATCAGCGACGTCCTCGACCCGGACGTGATGTTCTCCGGCGTCTATGACGACGGACAGGGGCTGTACTTCGAGCAGGCCGTCAGCGCACCCGGTCTGTCGACGAACAGCTACACCGTATCCTACGGCACGACGTTTGGCGTCACCCCCATCGTGTTCGCGGCGCTCCGGCTCACCCAGAGCGTCGTGCAGGACGGAAAGACCCTCTTCAACACCGGAGAGATCATCGCGGCACCCTGCTTCGGGCAATACAATCGCTTCGGTGCGGGTCGCGTCGTCAACTACGGCTTCTACATTGTGACCGGGACAAGCAACATGACTGTTGTTGTGAACGGCTTCACCGGTACGGCCTACTTGCTCGTGATGGACATCTAAGATGATCGTATCCTATGACAACGTGACCCGAGCCATCGTTGGCACTGCCGAGACCGTCAACGTCGAGGGACTCAAGACTGTTCTCACGCAGCGGGGGGTTCCTCACCTGGAGTGGCAGGGTGCTCTGCCGGACACCATCGAGCGGCTGTGGGTGACGCCCGGCGGCGGGCTCGCCCTGCGCGAGCCGATGCCCTTCCCGGTGCCGGCCGACCTGGCGCTCGCCGCCCCCTACACTGTGGCCCTGCCGGCCGGCGCCCCTGCCGGTGCCGTCTGCGAGCCCGCCGCCGGCACCGTGCTCGGCTCTGGGCTGCACGCGGTGGTGGTTCGGGCACCAGGGTTCCACGACGCGCGCTATGCCGTCGAGGTTCATACGCCCGAGGACGAGCAGGCCCGGCTCATCGCAATCGCCGAGGATCTTCGCTGGCGCCGCGAGACGGGCGGCACGGTTTGGGACGGACACCCGGTCTACACCGACGATCGGGCAAAAACCCTCATCATGGGCTCGGTGATGAGCGCGCAGCTCGACCCGACCTACCGGACCACCTGGCAGTTCCGCGATGGGACCTCGCAAGAGCTGGGAGCGGCTGAGATCGTTGCGCTGGGCCGCGCCCTCGGCGCGCACGTCGCAGCCGCCTTCGCGGTCTTCAAGGATGTCAAGTCCGACATCCTGAACAACACGATCACAACGGAAGAACAGATCGAGGATCGGTTCGTAGCGTCGGACTGATCCAGTGCCAGAACTCTTCCCATAAGAGATAGGGGAAGTCTATCGGCTGCTAGTAGGGGCGCCTATATCTGGGCATGCCCCGCGGGAAAGCCATCATGACCTACGGCACGCAGTCGGATCGACTGCGTGTTGCGGCTATGGCGAAGCTGAAGAAGCTCTCGATCAGCGAGTATCTTCTTCAGTTTATCCGGGACGACTACCGCGCCGTCTACGGCGAGACGCCCCCGGAGAAGCTCGATGCCCGCGTCCAGTGCTGAGCGCCTCGAGCGCTGTCTCCCCTACATCTTCGAGGGCGAAGGCGGCTACACGGCGAACCCGAAGGATCCGGGCAACTGGACCGGGGGCAAGGTCGGCAAGGGGACCCTGAAGGGTACCAAGTTCGGCATCGCGGCCAACTCCTTCCCGGACCTCGACATCAAGAACCTGACCAAGGCCCAGGCCGCGGAGATCTATCGGTCTCGCTACTGGGACCAGGCCGGGTGTCAGCTCCTGCCCGATGGCGTGGACCTGCCGATCTTCGACGTCTCGGTGAACTCCGGCCCCGGGCGGGCGAACACCTTTCGCAAGGCCACCGAGGCCGTGATCGAGGCTGTCGCCCGCATCAAGGCGATCTCGGGCAAGCGCCGCGCCTTCTACCAGGGGCTGTCGACG